ACGACGCGCTCAGAGGTGCTCGCCGAGGATGCGAGCCGGCAGTTGAGCGCAGCCAACAAGGCGGCCTGACCACATGAAGATCGCTCGACCCGGTGACCATTCCGAGGCCAACACGCGACACACACGGCGCGCGCCTGAGGCGATCAACCCGGCACCCGTCCCGGAACAGGCGGGCACCTCTCCAACAGATGGCTACGAACACAGCCGATGGTGGGTAGTCGAGACAGAGGCGGCGGAGTGAACTGGCAGAAGCAATGGGGTCATCCCAAGGTCCGCGCCAAGAGCCTACGCGCGAGATTTGCAGCGGCCTACCAACTTGCCGGAGGTGTCGTCTGGAGCGACGATCTAACGGAGGGGCAGAAACAGCGGCTAGACACCCTGCTCTTGGACGTGCTGTCTGAGCCTGAGAGGTACACCGCGAAGATTATCGCCCGTCTCATGCGGGATGCGGTACGGACATGAGCGAACGCTGCATCCCGTGCCCCTGTCCCTGCCGCCCCAATGGGGTGCCGTGCGGCGAAGACCTGCACGGGATTGAGCAGAAGTGGGGCCTCTGCATTGGTTGCGTCGACGGTAGCGGCCATTGGGCGCCGGGCGACGACGACCCGCTGGATTGGCCGGCCATCTTCGCCGATGCGGAGGCCTTTGCCATCTCGAAAGGAGCAACCCCATGACCAAGATCCGCAACATCGCCAACGCCATCCGCACAGCCTGGATGGGCCTGCCCAAGTGGGTACGCCCTGCTTCCCGAGACGCGCTCGTGGGCGGGTTCGCGGTGGCTGTCGCAGCCTATGGCCCCTCCGATCTCAAGGCGGCAATCGTGGCCGGCGTCCTTGCCGGTGCCGCGATCTTCCGCACGAAGGCCGTGCCCTACATCGTCCCGCTTGTCATCGGCACGACGCGCTCAGAGGTGCTCGCCGAGGATGCGAGCCGGCAGTTGAGCGCAGCCAACAAGGCGGCCTGACCACATGATCCGCCAGCACTCAGTGCAACGTCCAGCGGCCATCCCACCTGATCTGTGGGCTGAGCGCGCTGACTCTGGGGCGGTCCTGCACCCGTGCAGTCTCGCGGGTACTCAGCATCCCGCGTCGGACAGCGGCGCGCCCGGAGCCGCCACGGCGAACACCCTTCGGGGTAAGCCGACTCGGCTAGTCACGGCGGCTCCGCTTTCTCCCGGCGCTGACCTCCGCGCTTCGGATGATGCCGAACCCACGCGGCTGTCAGCCGTCACCGTCTTCGGCGCGACGTCCGAGCCGGGCAGATGGCGCATCTACGTTAGCCCCGACGAGTTCGGCCGGCTGGAGGACTACTACAATCGAGTAGCGCGCTTGACGGATACCTATGAGCACAGCCGATGGTGGGCAAGTGAAGACTGAGATAACTGCCTGGCAGGCGCTAGGCGTGGTATTCGTCCTGGCATGGGGCCTGATACTCAGCCTGGCGGGCGCGATCCTGCTGATCCGTTGGGCTCTGATGGTGGTGCTGTGAATGGCGATTGGTCCTACCGCGGCGTCCCTCTCAACGGGCCTACAATCACTGTGCACGCTAGCGGACAGAGCGCCTACCTTGCAGAGGACGCTGTGAGCGCCAAGCATCGCGCCCCACAGCCCAAGCGCAGCCACCGCACTGCTGAGCGCTCTGCCGTCAACGCCCTGGAGAAGCGAGTACGGCGGATCGAGCGTAACTGCGCCAAGGACGCAGCGCACATCGCAACGCACGTGGCGCGGGTAGAGATCGAAGCGCATGAAGGCGCATGTCATCGGAGTCTTGCGCCGGTAGTTTCGGGGCGTACAATTCGACCAGGGAAATCATCCAAACCTGAGGGACCACGAGCCCAAAAGGAGACGTAAATGGCGACTCTCATCACAACCGCCGTATCGGCCGGCGAGGGCTTTATCACCGTCAACGCGGCCTCAACAAAGGCGCAGCCGTTCCCGATCACAATCGACGCCGAGGTTCTGTCGGTGGTCAGCGGCGGCCCGACAACATACTGGCAGGTTCTCCGCGGCCAGAACGGCACGAGCCCGTCCGCGCACGCGGCGAACGCCACCGTCATCGAGGACGTGATCGCCATCGAGTCAGCCGCCTCGGGCTACTCCAGTTCCACTGCTCCCGCCGCTCTTCCCGCCAACGGCGTAGGGCTCGGGCTGTGGGCCAAGGCCGCTGCATCTGGCGACCACCGCACGTTCTATGCTCGTCTGTTCTTCGCCGCCGCCTCTGCGTCGGGTGAGGCCATTCGTGCATTCGGCACGGTCCTGACAGGTATCACCGCCGCAGTCGGCGGAACGGTCAACGGTCTGCACTCCACGCTCTCCATCCAAGGCACCGGCCAGGTCAGCGGCTCGGGCAACGCGATCCGCGCCACCCTGGCGATGGACGCCTCGGCCAACCCTGGCGGAACGCTCGCAGTCATCCGGGCCGACACGGACCTCGGCGCCTCGGCTACGGTCCCGGCGCGGGCCGCGTTCATCGCCACAGACAACCTCGGAACCCCGAAGCTCGACTATCTCCTGAACATCACCAACGCCAGCTCCACGATGGTCGCCAACGCCGGTACAGGTGCCAACTCGGCAGGCGTCGTAACTGGTGGCGTCGCCGCCAAGGTCGTCAAGGTCACCGTGGCCGGCGTGGACTTCTGGATGCCGCTGTTCTCGTCCAACTCATAGACCGTCAGGGCAAGGGCCGGGGCCTAGCCCTCCTCCGCTCCGGCCCACCTGATCCGAAGGGAGAAACCAATGGCAAGCGCACGTTGTCCCGGTTGCGGCATGATGGCCGCCGATCCTCTCGGCCACTTGGCCCACGGCATGGCGCAGAACACGCCCGAGCCCACGTTCGGCGGTAAGTCGCTGGATGAGGTTGTGAAGGGCCTCGAACAGGAAGCCAAGACCAAGAGCAAGGGCGGGCGACCGCGCAAGGCATGACGATGGCTTCCCGCCTGCATTGTCAGCGCGACGAAAAGAGGCTCTACCCGGGCTGGCTGCGTCGTTGGCTGTGGAACCGTAACGAGCACCGGCTGAGCCATTCATATTCGATTAGCCACCCGTGGTTGTGCGCGGACTGCTCGCCGTCCAACCGCGTGAGCGTCCTACACTCACACGAGACTTGTCGGTGTGGCGCCGTATCTATCCGACCGTTGAAACCGGTCTTGCCATGAGCCGAGTATTCGTCGGAGAGCGCAAGAGCGCCAACCCGGCCAAGACGCAACAGGCCGTTCAGGACGCGATCAGCGACTGGCAAGTCTTAGAGATCCGCAACGCTCTCGGACAGAAGTTCCGAGCAACGATGCAAGTCCGGCTCCATCGTCCCTGGTGGATGCCGGGCTTCCTCTATCGCCGGCTCATGGCGAGCGTGGTGATAGACAACCACCTGGAGCGCAAGCGATGAGGCGCGTTCTCCTGCTGCCTTGGTATCTGTGCCAGGTGTGGTGGTACGGACGCCAGATCAAGACGTGCGTGCATGTCTGGGTTCCTACATCGACCTTCTGCCAGAAGTGCGGCAGGTACCAATGAGCATGCGTCCCTGCCTAGGATGCAAGGAGCGGCCACAGTGCCACGCCCTCATCCGCGTACCGCGTAACCGCTGCGCCACATGCCAGCGGTACTACGACGCCTACACAGGCAGGGACCACGCCGGCGCCTCATCCTCGCAGAGAGGCTACGGCAGGGAGCATCAGCAAGAACGTGCTAGTTGGGCACCAGACGTAGCAGGGGGCACGGTACGCTGTGCTAGGTGTGGTGAGCGCATAGGTGCCAGTGAAGCGTGGGACCTCGGCCACAGCGATGACAGGAGCAGGTGGAGCGGACCCGAGCATAGGCGGTGCAATAGAGCGGCTGGACTGGCTGCGGGGCAGATGCGGCTGCTAATGGTAAGGGGGGGGCTCAACAATAGGGAAACGCTGCGAGCCCCGTCCGTGACGCCTAGTGCTCTTAGCCGTGTACAACCTCCACACTTTCAGGAGGGCTGACCGTGGCATCCCCCATCCCTAAGCCCGCCGCCAAGCGCCAGCGCCGCAACCGCTCAACTTCGGCGACGACGCTGCCGACCCCCGAGGCGTTCACGATCCCCGAGCTACCCGAGGGGTACGATAAGCGTACCGTCCGCTGGTGGGCCTCAGTCAAGCGATCCCCGATGCAGGGCGAGTACACCGACTCCGACTGGGAGGGTTTGCTCGCGGTCGCCGCCTGCCTGAATACCTGGTGGATGACCGGTGACACGAAGGCACACGCCGAGTTCCGCACGGCTGCGAAGGACTACGGACTCAACCCGATGGCGCGACGATCGCTTCAGTGGGAGATCAAGCGCGCCGAAGGCATAACGCCCGCCGCAACCGCAGGCCCACGGCGCTCGTCTAGGTCAACGCTCGCGGTCCTGTCCGGTGGCAAGGGTTGAGCGTCCTAGTCGTCCCGCCGCTCCCCGACAAGGAACCCTGGCCGTCTCTCGGCCCGGACGTGTGCGACTGGCAGGAAGCGAACCTCTCATTCGGACCCGGCGACCTGTTGGGCCAGCCGTTCCGGGTCGACGACGAGTCTAGGGCGTTGATCGAACGGATGTATCAGGTCCACCAGCCCGACCATACCGGCAAGTGCCGCATCGAGTCGGGCCGCTGCCGGACGGTTCAGAACGCCCGCTGCGGCCGAAGGCGTTTCGATACCGTCGTGATCATGACGAGAAAAGGGACGGCCAAGAGCGAGCGCCTCGCGTCTGTCGCAGCGGCCGAGCTGGCCTTCGATGCGCCCGTGCGGTGCGATGGGTTCCGCCGCGAGGGACGGCTGTGGATTCCAGTCGGCCGGCCGGTTGTCTCGCCGTATGTCTTCCTGTTCGCGTTCGCTAAGGAGCAGGCCGAGGACACGAGCTGGGACGCCATGCGGCAGATGATCCTGCTCGGGCCGGGCCATGACAAGTTCGATGTGTGGGAGGAACGTATCCTGCGCAAGGGTGGGGACGGCGAAGCGAAGGCTCTCGCGTCTGCGCCGGACTCCCGCGACGGTGGCCGCACGACGTTCCAGGGCAAAGAGGAGACGCACCGCTGGACGCTACCCCGTCACAAGGAAGCCGACCAAACGACCCGCGGCAACCTCTCGAAACGGCCTATTGCCGAGCCGTGGGAGATGCACGCTACCACGGCCTACGCTCCGGGTGAGTCGTCGGTAGTCGAGGAGCTCCACGACGCCGCGCGCAAGCTGACCGGCGACGCCGCGCAGAAGTCCCGCATGTTCTTCTTCTACCGCTGGGCCGATACGCGCATCGAGATCCACAACGAGGACGGCTCGTTCAATGACGCCAAGCTAGAGGCCGCGATCATCGACGCCTCCGGGCCCACTACCGCGGCGTGGTCCGATCCCGCCGGCATCGCGTCCCTACAGTTCAAGGCTCCCGGTGCCGATCCCGACTACGCCGAGCGGGTGTGGCTCAACCGCCTCATCCGCCGGACGCAGATCGCTTTCGACGCCGAGGCATGGAAGCGAGCGGTCCGGGGGTACGTCATTCCCGACGGAGCCGCGGTCGTGCTGTCCTTCGATGGCTCGCGCGGGTCGGATGATCCCACGTACCCGCCGGACCATACTGGGCTCGTGGTGACGGAGATTGCGTCCGGCTGGCAGGACTTGCTCGCAGGGTGGGACCCGGCCGATTATCCGGGCCGCCGCATCCCGCGCGACCTCGTGTCGATTGCGATCGATGACGCCTTCCACAAATACGCCGTCAACCGCATGTACGCCGACCCGCCCGGGTGGGACCCCGAGATTGCGGAGTGGCAGGCGCTCTACGGCGAAGAGAAGGTGATCGGGTGGTTCACCTGGCGCGAGCGGCCGATCAGCTTCGCGTGCGCCAACTACGCGCAGGCCATCGCGTCCGGCGAGGCGACGCACTCCGACGATCCCGACTTCGCCGCGCACATCGGGCACGCTCACAAGCGACCGCTCAACGTCCGGGACGCCGATGGTAACCGGCTCTGGACGATCCAAAAGGAACGCCCTCACTCGCCCCTGAAAATCGACTACGCCATGTGCGGCGTGATCGGCTGGGAGGCCCGGACGGATGCCCTCGCATCGGGCGTAATGAATGAGACGATTGAGCCTTCCATTTTGGGAATGATCCGTGGTATGGTAGACGGGCGCCAAACCGTCCAAGTGGCCCTTGCGCAAGATCGACCGGAAGGCTGGCGAGCCCTACCTCTCGCGCACGAGGTTCTTCGATGACCCGACGGGCGTTGCAAAAGGCGCAGCCCCCCTCCGGCGCTGTCGCAACTGACGTTTCCTCTCTTGCCGCTACCCTTGGTGGCGGCCTCTCTGTTACCAACTCTCTTGGCCCTGGCATCCCTGTTGGCCCGGCGCATTCCGAGGAGCAGCACCCGCGCTGGTGGGACTACATCCCCGGCCAGAACGTCACGATCACGCCGCGCTACGGCGAGGCGTACCCGTTCGAGACGCTGTACGGACTCGCGGACTCGTGGGACGTTGCGGGCATCGCGATCGGCAAGCGCATCGAGGAATTCATTCGGATCGAGCCCTCAGTCATTCCGCGTCCCATTCCGGGTCAGACGCAGAAGCAAGCGCTATACCGCGCCGACTCGTTGCGCGATCAGATCTCCGACGCGCTCGGGTTTTTCGAGACACCCGACCAGCAGAACATCTACCCCGCCTGGCTGACGAAGTACCTGAACGACCTCTTCAAGGGCGACTGCGGGACGATGTACCTCCGGGGCAACATGGGCGGCGGACTGGCGGCGGTGGAGATCCCCGACGGCACGTCGTTCAAGCCGATCATCGACCTCTGGGGCCGGATCGCTCAGGTGCCCGCGGGGACCGCGCGGCATCAGCACGTCTGGACGCGGGACAAGGCGATGCAGGGAATGGGCATCGCGAGTGGCGTGGCGTGCGCCGTCTGCAACTCCGCTCCGGCCTACGCGCAGGTCATCAAGGGTATGAACTGGCAGTGGTTCGGCAGTGACGAGATCATCTATCAGCCGCGCACCCCACGGGCCAAGGGGCCATACGGGCATCCGCCGGCTGAGTGGATCATGCTTTCCATCAACCGCGCGCTGCGCCGGCAGTCTCTGGACCTCGCGTGGTACACCGAAGGCAGCCTCCCGGCGATGTTCCTGCGCATCCCCGAGACGTGGACGGCGGAGCAGGCGACGCAGTTCGTCAGCGTGGCGAACAAGCTCCTGGAGGGCAACGACGCCGAGCGCGTCAAGATCGTCCCGATCCCCGGCGGCGCGAACTCCGGCATCGACCGCATCATGCAAGAGCCTAAGTCCGAGGTAGAGGAATACCTGCTTCACATCGGCTGCGCGGCCTACGCAGTTAGCCCGATGGAGATCGGCTTCATTCGCTCATCCGGCGGCGCAGGTTTGGGCGGTAAGGGCGTGGCTGAAGAGCAGACCGACGCCGGCCGCTTGCGGCAGATCAGCCTCGCCTCGCACATCAAGCGCATCTATAACCGCATCCTCGCGGCCGGTTGGTCTTCTGACCTCATCGCCTACTTCCCCTCATTGGTGGAGCCGAAGGACCGCAAGATCGAGTCCGAGACGCTGCACAACTATTGGATGATGGGCGCCGTTTCGACGGACTGGATCGCCGTCAACATTCTGGAAACGGAGCCGCCTGGACTTGGGCCTACCGTCGTCACGGCATCCGGCCAGGTGGTGCCTGTCTCGCAGATCGGGCAGTCCGAACTCGGCGCGCCCGAGCCCGCCACGATGGCCCCGACGCCCTCAGCCCTTCCGGGCGTGAACACCGAGACGCCGATCGGCAAAGCCCTGGGCGGCGGTAAGCTCGACTTTCACGGCGACCTCGCGAAGATCGTGCACCGCTATCTGCTGCGCTCGTACCCGGCGAAGGATGTGGAGTGGGCGCTCGATCCGGCGATTGAGTGGGAATACGACCCGGACGTGAAGCTCGACGACATCGCCCTCACCCGCCGGCCGGGGGGCATGAACGATGGCAAGGTGGACACGCTCACGGAGTCAATCCGCAATGGTGCCTCGGTTGATCCGATCGTTCTGGCTGACTTCGGCGAGCCGAAGCTCCGTGTGGCGGACGGCAACCACCGGACCCAGAGCATCGAGGATGCCGGCAAGGACGCCGTACCGGCTTTCATCGGGCGCAACGTCCCGGTTGAGCACCAGGCCCTCATCGCGGGGCAGATGCAGAAAGACTCCACCTCCGTCAACGCGAAGGAGGATCTGCGCAAGTGGCGCCAGAAGGCCATTCGCGCGCTGAAGGCCGGCCAGTCTGCCGCGGTCACGTTCCGCTCCGATGCCATCGATCCGGGGACTGTGGCGATCGTCACAAAGGCGCTCTCCACCGCTCGAACCGTTGACGACGTGTGGGCGCTGTTCGGAGGCCCCAATGCCTGAGCCGCAACGCTACGTGTTGGGAATAGCCCACCAGGCCGGGCCGGACGAGAAGATCCGCACGGCTGCCGACGGCGCGCGGGATTGGTTCAGTCCGGTGGAGTTGGAAAAGGCCGCGTGGAACTTCCTCAAGGCATCCCCGACCGTGGGGCTGTTCCACGCCGACAACACCGAAGGCTCGGCGCAGATCGTCGAGTCCTACATCTACCGCGGCCCCGACTGGGACACCGGAGACGTGATCGTGAAGTCCGGTGATTGGCTCGTGGGGGCCATCCTGAACGAACAAGCCTGGCGACTCTATCAAGCTGGATACGTTGACGGTTGGTCCGTTCAGGGTTCGGCCGTCCGATTGGAG